ACAGGTTCTGTTACACTTGGATATACTGGCTAAGGAGTTTAAATGGCAAATACCACTTCAGGAACTACTACGTTCGACAAAACTTTTGCTATTGATGAAATAATAGAAGAAGCTTACGAACGAATAGGAATGCAAGGCGTATCTGGTAATCAGTTACGTATGGCAAGACGTTCGCTTAATATAATGTTTCAAGAGTGGGGCAATAGAGGACTTCACTATTGGGAAGTAGCTAATAATTCATTTACCTTAGTTGATGGTCAAGCTGTTTATACAATGTTTAGATCAACAGGTGATGGCACTTCTGATGCTACTGCTGTATATGGTGTTGATGATGTATTAGAAGCTGTATATAGAAATGCTTCAAATGTTGATTCACCTTTAACAAAAGTTAACAGATCTACATATCAAGGTCTTTCAAATAAAACTTCTGAAGGAACTCCAACACAATATTTTGTTCAAAGATTTATTGATAAAGTTACAGTCACTTTATATTTAACTCCAGGAAGTTCTCAAGCTGGACATAAAGTTAATTACTACTATGTAAAAAGAATTCAAGATGTAGGAGACTACACAAATGCTACTGATGTACCTTATAGATTTGTACCTTGTATGGCATCAGGATTAGCTTATTATTTATCACAAAAATTCAAACCTGAATTAACTCAAAATATGAAGTTAATGTATGAAGATGAATTACAAAGAGCATTAGCTGAAGATGGTTCTTCTTCTAGTTCATTTATAACACCTAAAACTTATTATCCGGGTACGTAATGACAAACTTTTCAAAAGGTAAATATGCCCAGTTCATATCAGATAGATCAGGGATGGCTTTTCCTTACAAAGAAATGGTTGTTGAATGGAATGGTGCAAGAGTTCATATTTCAGAATACGAACCTAAACAACCTCAACTACAACCCAAACCGGTAGGAGCTGATCCTCAAGGTTTACCACAAGCTAGACCTGCAAGAACAGAGTTTCCAACAACGGATTTTTTACCTGATAACCCATTTACCACAGCTGCAAATACAACATTAAAAATTAATTTTCCAGATGGTGATCTTTCTGTAAATGATTTTGTAAGATTTAAAAATGTAAAAGAACCAGTAGGTGGTTTAGCTATAACAACTTTACAACTTTCTACTACATTAAATGGAGCTATAAATGATTCAGTAACTTCTATTGATTTAGCTGATGCCTCACAGTTTCCAACAAGTGGTTTTATTATGATTGAAAAAGTAAATGCTACATCTGGATTATTTGTAAATGAAGTTATTGAATATACAGGTAAATCTACAAATCAATTAACAGGCTGTACTAGAGGAACTAGCGCGCCTTTTAGAGGAGCTTCTCCAACAAAAACAACAGCCACTAGCCACTCGAATGGAGCTAAAGTTTTTGGAGCATTTAAAGTAGTTTCTTTAAATCAAACATCAGTTCCAAGTTCAGGCCAGCCATCGACAACTACAAGATTTGATGGTATAAATATTACACTAACGAACGCAGCTTCTACTAGTGAATCAGGGGGTGGTTTCCAGTGTACAATTGGACCAATAAATGATAGAGCTTAATTATGGCAGGATTTACATACGCAACATTAACAACAGCAATTCAAAACTATACTGAAGTAGATACTAATGTATTAACATCTACTATTACTGATCAATTTATTGATAATGCTGAAATGAGAATTTTAAGAGATATACCTCTTGATGCATACAAAAAACAATCAACAGGTAATTTAGTTACCGGTCAAAATACAATTAACGTACCAGCAAAAACTTTATTTGTTAAAGGTGTACAAATATACACTTCAACATCTGCTGCTACAGGTGCAAACACTTGGTTAGAAAAGAAAGATGAATCTTTTTTACAAGAATATGAACCTTCTACAGAATCTTCTAAAAGAGGAACTCCCAAATACTATGCAATGTTTGGTGGAGCAACAGGTGTAACAGATACGACTTCTGGAAGATTATTTTTAGCTCCTGCTCCTGATTCAACATATGTATTTAAAATTCATTATGAAGCTATTCCAACAGGATTATCTGGATCAAACACTACAACTTATGTAAGCCAATACTTTGGAAATGGGTTATTATATGCATGTTTATGTGAAGCATATGGGTATTTAAAAGGCCCTTTAGATATGTTGACACTATACGAAAATAAGTATAAACAAGAACTAGACAAGTTTGGTATGGAACAACTTGGCAGACGTAAACGAGATGATTATACGGATGGCACAGTTAGAATAACTATACCTTCAACGTCACCTTAATAGGAGATTAAATTATGGCAATATCATCAGCAATATGTTCAAGTTTTAAACAAGAACTTTTACAAGGTAAACACGATTTCGATTCATCAGGTGGCGACACTTTTAAAATTGCATTATATGATTCAGATGCAAGTTTAGGGGCAGCAACAACTGACTATTCTTCATCTGAAGAAATTACAAACACAGCGGGATCTGCTTATACAGCAGGTGGTGCTGCATTAACAAACTCAGGTGTTTCTTTATCTTCAACAACAGCTTTCACAGATTTTTCTGATGTGTCTTACACATCAGCTTCTTTCACAGCTAACGGCGCATTAATTTACAACACAACAACAGACGGTGGTTCAAGCACTACTGATGCTGTTGCTGTAATTGCTTTTGGCTCTGATAAAACAGCTACAAACGGAACTTTCACAATTCAGTTTCCAACAGCAGACGCATCGAACGCGATCATAAGATTAGCATAGGAGTAAAGAATGGCTGGATGGGGTAGATTTACCTGGGGCCAAGCTTACTGGGGCGAGGATGAATTACTTGCAACCGGTTGGGGTGCTAAATCTTGGGGTTCTGGTGAGTGGGGAAATCTTGCAGATGAAACTGTAACTCTTACAGGTCAATCAATATCTTCAAGTGTTGGATCATTAACTTTATCAGGAACAGCTTCTATTTCTTTAACAGGAGTCTCTTCAACATTTAATGTTGGTTCAATTACAAATGTTATTAGTGCAGAGTTTGATGTTGCAGGTTCACAATTTACAGCTCAACCAGGTTCATTAACAATTGATATTGCTGTTACACCAGATATTTCTGGTCAATCTATTACATCAGCAATTGGTGTTATAGATCCTTCTGATCAAATCGTAGGATTAACAGGTCAAGCAATTACATCAACACAAGGTACAGCAGTTGCACCAAACGAAGATGTAAGTCCAACAGGTATATCTATGAGTGCTACATTAGGTACTCCAATAGCTTTTGTTGGAACATTAGTTTTACCTACGGGTTTAGAAATTACATCATCTCAAGGCACAGCAGTTGCACCAAATGAAGATGTAACTTTAGGTGGATTAGAAGCAGAATTTGCTTTAGGTCAAATAGAAGGAACAGGTTCAGTAGCTGTTCCGTTAACAGGTGTATCTTCTACCATGACTGCTGGATCAATAGATCCTTCAGATCAAGTTATGGGATTATCAGGAGTATCTTTTAGTGCTTCTGTTGGAACTATAGATCCTAAAGATCAAGTAGTTGGTTTAACTGGTTTATCAATAACTTCTACACTAGGACCACCTTTTATTATTCATTATCAAGATGTTGACACAGGCAGTAATACGAATTATAGTAATGTTTCAACGGGCTCAAATACTAGCTATTCGAGTGTTGCAACTGGATCAAATACAAGTTATAACGACGTAGAGGCAGCATAGGAAAATTATGGCATCAACATATACACCACTTGGTATAGAAAAAATGGCTACTGGCGAAAATGCCGGTACATGGGGAACAAAAACAAACGCTAACTTAGATCTTATCGAACAGGTTCTTGGTGGATATAAGGCAGTATCAATTGCAGGCGGAGCACAAACTACAGCTTTAACAGTTGCAGATGGTGCATTAACTGGAACAGCTCAAGCTAGAATGATTGAGTTCACAGGTTCTATTACAGGAAATCAAATTGTTACAATACCTTTAGATATAGAAAACTTTTACATTTTAAAAAATACAACATCAGGAGCTTACACAGTTCAATTTAAATATGCATCAGGATCTGGTGATACATTTACTTTTGCAACAACTAATAAAGGAACAGCGATTCTTTTTGCAACAGCAAATGATGGAACGAATCCTGACATTATTCAAATTCAAACAGGTGGAGATGTTGTAGATGATACATCACCTCAACTTGGTGGTAACTTAGATACAAACGATAATCAAATTATTACAGTTTCAAACAGAGATTTAAATTTATATCCAAACGGTACAGGTGCTGTTGAAGTAGGTGGTAACACAAATCCTGGTACAGTTATTTTAAATTGTGAATCAAACTCACATGGTATTAAATTACAATCTCCACCACATTCAGCTGGTCAATCATACACATTAAAATTTCCAACAGGAAACGTTACAGCAGATAGATTTTTAAAAGTTGCATCAGTTTCTGGTTCAGGAACAACGGGTGTTGGTCAATTATCTTTTGCTGAAGTATCAGGCGGTACATCATACCAAGCGGTTAAAACTTCAGGCTTTACTGCAGCAGCAGGAGAAGGATATTTTTGTAATACATCGTCAGCAGCTTTCACAGCAACTTTACCTTCTTCACCAACTTTAGGTGATGAAGTTACATTCATTGATTATGCTGGAACATTCGATACTAATAATTTAACGGTAGGAAGAAATTCGCAACCTATCATGGGTTCAGCAGCAGATTTAACTGTGAGCATAGAAAGAGCTGGTTTAACTCTAGTATATACTGATAGTACACAAGGTTGGCTGCTAAAGGATAAATAATCCGATGGCTAATTTAAAAACATTCAGTGGTTTTCCAATACAAAACCTAACATCAGATCCCGTACCTTTTGCACAAGCAAAAACAAATGATCCTTATGTAGGATCTTGGTCATCTGGTGGAGCAATGAATACTGCAAGAGAGTATTTAGCAGGAACAGGTATTCAAACTTCTGCTTTAGCAGTCGGTGGTTCTCCCGGAGACAAAGGCGAAACAGAATATTACAATGGTTCTTCGTGGACAGAATTAGGTGATTTAAACACAAGTAGAAGAGCTTTAGCTGCTTCAGGAACTAGTTACACAGCAGCATTAGCTTTTGGAGGATTTACTTCACCTCCTACAGTAGATAAAAATGAAACAGAAACTTTTAATGGTTCGTCTTGGACAGAAGTTGCAAATTTAGCTACAGCAAGACATGGTCTTGCAGGAACAGGAACAAACACGGCAGCATTAGCTATTGGCGGTTACACAACTTCACCAGCTGCAGCTTCCGCTTTAAATGAATCATGGAATGGTTCAGCGTGGACTGAGACAGGTGATTTAAATGATGCTAGAAATTATTTAGGAGCAGCTGGAACTACCACAGCAGCGTTAGTTGCGGGTGGAAATGAAACTCTTACAGCGAATACTGAGTCTTGGAATGGATCAAGCTGGACTGAAGTATCAGATTTAAATACAGCTAGATTTGGATACGGTATGAATGGAACAAGCACATCTGCTTTAGCATATGCTGGATTAAGTCCTCCATTGGGACCCCCTAATTATCAAACAAAAACAGAGTCTTGGAATGGTAGCGCTTGGACTGAAGTAAACGATTTATCGGCTGTTAAAGGTTATCTAGGTGGAGCAGGTTTAAATAATACTTCTGCCTTAGCTTTTGGTGGAATAAACCCATCAAGTTCTTTAGCAACAACCGAAGAATGGTCTTTCCCTGGTCCAACATCAACAACTTTAATAGAAGGTTTAATGTGGTTTAATTCTACTTCATCAACTTTAAAAGGTTATGGAACCGCGGCTGGAGTACCAGCAGGAAGTTGGGCTAGTGGTGGCGCTATGAATACAGCTAGAAGAAATTTAGCTGGAGCTGGAGAACAAACATCCGGTCTAGCTTTTGCTGGAGCAACTAGTGGCTCTCCAGCATCTGT